CACCTTCAAGGAATTCTGCAAGGCTTAAAACTGCCGAGCCGTCCTTTGTTTTCTTGTCGAGTATATTTAAACTCTGCCAAGTACAAATAGTGTGAGTCTTACCTAATTGTTTTCGATCTCCAAAGTACACCCCTACGTCGAGCCCACAGTTAATATAGTCTTCTTCTGTTTGTTCTACTAACGACTTGTTAGGAACAATCACAAGCGACCTACCGTATGGCTCAGCTATATGTGACAGGGTTGCTGTCGTAATTGTTTTACCTGCACCAGTAGCAATCTGTTGCAAGCTCTGTGGATGACTTAAAAAGTTATTAATAGCTTCTACTTGATAGTCACGTAAAATAATTTCTGTACCTGCTACAGGATGTCCTTCAGGCCATACTACACCTTGGTCTGCCCAATAGCGTTCTGTAACTGGAGTAAAGTCTAATTTAACTGGATGTCGACGATCTTCAATGTCTACTATTTGTACATTATTCTTTTGTAACACTTGACTAACAGTGTCAAGATGATTGACATAGCCAGAGCCGCCAATACCAAAAAAAGCAACTTTTCCATCCCAGCGACCAAGTTTATATTGTGGCATATACTTTGCGTATGGCACTTCAAACTTAAGAGCATTCGCGAGCTTCCTCCGTACATCAACATCTAGTCCTTCTAGCTTAATGTTTACTTCGTCTTCAATTATTAGTTTGCAACTCGCCATTAAATTCTATGTATTCCTCGTTTCATATAAAATTCTCCATAACCTGCAATCATTGTTGGGTTGTTTAAATGTATCACTAAATCAACACTTGGGTAACAATCTAATACCTTTCTTGTTGCAATATACCCATTTGAATTTAATAGTATAATTGCATCCGGTATCCAATTGCTACTGTACAACGGCTTTGGCAGTTTATTATTTAAATTATACACTACTTTAGTGTTCTTGTCAACCTTATTATTAATACCTTCTTTTTTAATATATCTATTAAACTCAAGACCATCACTTACGTTGTCTAATCTAAATGATACACTAACTTCACTAGGCTGTATTAAGTTTTTAATATATTCGTGTAGTTGTACAACATCGTCATACGTACTGTTGTCGTCGCCTGAAGCAACTAACAATAATAATTTATGACGTTTAAGATTCTCTAATGCTAACAATACTGTATCAATTTTAATTGTAGTTGAATCTAAACTTATATTTGATTCTCGTCTAGTTGCAATTCTAGCTTCAAGAGAATTAGTTTCTCCTGCATACTCAACATCAATACCATATTTTAAACTACGATCTTTGTAAAACATTACATTGTCCGAACTAGGTTCACCAAGCTCATTAACAATTAATTTAGCACCAGACTCCGGTAAGTTTTTAAGTTTGTAATTATATACTCCTGGAACAGTCTCTTCCTTATTAAATAATTCAATCTTGTCATAGATATCCTGTACTCGAGGTTCAATAACAAAATTTCTGTCTTTAAAAGCATTTACAATATCAAATAATGTTTTTTCGGAATAATCAAAATATTGTATCTTTTTTACCTTATCGTAATGATATGGTCTTGATGAAAGTTTTTCTAATGCTGAAATTAGTTTCTTTTGAAACGTAAAACGTACAGAAATAGATTCGCCTTTATTAGTTGTTTCTAACCTAATCCATCTACTACGATCAATTTCACGCAAAGGCATTCGTAAATTATCTAAATCATTAACTACAAACTCTGTCAAATTAAGTTGATCTTTGTAATATACAATTTTATTTTTAGCAAGACCAAACTGTCTATCAGTATATGCAATACCTTTAAATGTTTGTCTAGCTAAACTAGATATAAGATTGTAATCGGATTTTTCTAAATTAATAGAGTCTCCGCCTGACTGAACGCCTGCTAATACTTCGATATAATCTTCTACTGTAATCATACATACAGTATAACTTAATTAAGCATAGATGTCAAGCGTTTAAGTGGTATGCCTTGAGATATTTCTTCTATTGTAAATTCTGTCCAAGCGTAGTCATTAAGCCATTGTGTTCTGTCTGGCATCAACGGATTTTCTATATCGTGCCAAAAGTCTATGTCATTACCAACATCATACGCTAACGAGCTAGGGCCTACAAACGCTGGAACGCCATCTATGATACTATGTATACCAGGATTGCTAGAGTAGCTTACAGTAGCGTGTATGTTGTTAAACTGCATATCAAAGTCGTCATATGTTCCTGTAATTTGTTTTGGTTCTTGCCTGTGTACATTTTTAAGTCCACGCTCAATATGTTCTAATCTACAACGAGGATGTGGTCGAAATAGTATAGGACGATCAGTGTGTTTGCGTATTTCGTCATATGTATCTAAGAACCAATTACTCATCAGTGGCATATCTTGCCACTGTAGACTCTTATTATGTTGTCCACATATTAAAATAAAATCGCCGTTGGATCTCCAAGGTTTACAAACCAATCCCAAGTGATCAGCCCTAGTCCTATCATTGTTTTGCTCACCAAAGTAAGCACTTCTGTTAATTCCATTTAATCCTACCTTCCAAGTTGTGCCGCGGTTAATGCCGCCAACTTCTAAAACTATAACAGGTTTATTTAATATACGATTCTGTTCCCATACATCTTTGTTCTTTGACATTCGTCCGTCCCAAAGAACACTCCATATAACAGCAACGTCATAGTTATCGTAGTGACCCATAAGCCTATAAGGTTCATTATATATTACAGTGTGGCCGGCATCTATTATACTTTCAGCAAATGCTTCAAATATAAGTTTACTGTTAAGTGCGCCATAATCAGTGTAGAGGCAAAAAATCATTTGTTAAATACTCCTAGTAATACTATTTAACAAGAGGAACACAATGTCAGCAATAACAGTGGTTACAACATTTCACCCAGCAGGATTATCAAAATACGGTCAGCGATTCTTAGATAGTTTTGCTGCAAGAGTCGACAAGCGTATTAAATTATTAGTGTATGCAGAAAACTGTAAGCCTATTAATCCTGATCCAAGTCGCATTGAAATATTAGATGCTGCAGAAGTGTTGCCTAAACTAAATGCATTTAAAGCAAAGTGGGGACACATTCCTAAAGCTAATGGAGATGTCAGTAATGAACCACAGCGTCACACACGCAAGGATTGGGACAAGCAATTTAAGTGGGACGCAGTACGATTCGCCAATAAGACTTATGCTGTGTATGACGCTGTAACACGCTCTAAGGACTGGTGTGTGTGGATGGATGCTGATACGTTTGTACATAGCAACTGGAGTTACGAAGAGTTTATAAAGTTATTACCTAAGAAGTCATACATTACATATGTTGGTAGAGGCAAGGGATCACAGACGTGGCCCGAGTGTGGCTTTTACGGCCTTAATCTTAATCACCCTGTGTGTCACGAGTTCCTTAAAGAGTTTGAACGTATGTACGAAGATGCCGACAATGGTATGTTTTTATTAGATGAATGGCACGACAGTTATATCTTTGGCGAAGTATTAAAAATGTATAATCAATTTCCATCACACGATTATAGTGCAGATATGTACTTGCGTGAAGCTAAGTCAGGCGGTGGCGGCCATCCGTTAATTAATGGTCCGTTAGGTAAGTGGATTGATCATATGAAGGGCGGCCGTAAAGATAAAGGCAAAAGTGATAGAAAAGATATTATGGTTAAAAGAACAGAAAGCTATTGGAAAACTTATTAAACGTATTGTCTCATATGCTGCCACGCTTTTCCGTTTTCAAGTTCTTCAAACTTCCAATGAAACATACTAATTCGTTCTAACCAAGTCTGTCTGTCAAACACTTTTGGATTTTCAATATCTGCAAAACCGTGGTGTGCAACTGATGCGCATTGACTAGTTTCATTGTCAGTAATGTAAGCGTGATACCCTTTAATAATTGGTCCTACTATACTACTGCTATTATGATTTACAACAGCCCAACAATTTACTAAATCTAAATCAATTAAATCTCTGTTGCGACTTAACCCAACATCTTTAAATTGATAACATAGTTTAGCAATATCATTTGCTCTCCTATTAGTTTGATTATCTTTTGGATGTAGTCTTACAATAATACGTCGATTAGTGTGTTTTCGTATTTGTGTTAATGTATCCACTAACCATTTGTCTAAGCTAGTATCTCCCATACTCCAACCTTGATTACGTTGGGCGCAGATTAAAATATGTTTGCCGCCTTTTTTATAATCTTCTAATTTTATATCTAAGTCTCTAGATATTTGCCCCCAACGTGACGGATTAGGATTATTATCAAAGTACTCACCGGTGTTTGGAAACACTCCATTAAAACTATATCGCAAATAATGATGAGGCTCATTTGTTTTGTTAGCATACAAGAACAAGTTTGCATCAACAGCGCATACGTGTTTGTTCATTGTTCGGTTCATAACTGCTTGTCTTAATTTAAGATGAGGTGCATCTTTACCTACAGAATGTTGCCATCCTTGGATAACTCCAACGTCGGCTTCAACTAATCCATAGCCGTTGTGTAGTATTCCCTGGTCACCAATTGCATTAACTCCTTGAACAAATTTTGTAAGTATGTCAAACTTTTCTTGGCTACGGTTCTTACTAGGAACTACATTATAGTAACTAACTACCTTCATTTACAATGTCCCAAGCATACCCATTCATCATTTCTTCTCTTGAAAATTGTGCATAACTTAAATGTGACATCAATGCAGTCATTTCATCTTTGTCAGGAATGTGTAGGTCTTCAACTTGATTTAAATCTGTATTGCACACCATTGTTGCACAATTTGGTCCTAGTGCAATAGCCGGCTTACCGTGCATTAGTGCTTCTAATGCGGCAATACTATTGTATGTAACTAAGCAATGCACTTCATCGTTTAGTGCTTCCTCAAGACTATTATTTGAGATACGTTGTGTTCTAGTAGGTTTCATCCGCACTTCTATTGGTCTATCAGTAAGTGTTTTTAATTGTTTAACTACTTGTTCTGTCCATTCTGCAGGCGATGGTTGATTAAACAACATCATAACTTTTTCGCTAGGAGGGCAAATTAAAATTTTCTTTCCAGGACGAAACTTTTTAAATTTCCATCTAAGTAATCTATCTGTTGGGCGTTCTATAATAGGCCCTAAGTTTTGTAGATTATTTTTTGTAATTCTGTGCCAGCCTTTTGACTTACTTTTTGCATTGCCAAAATAACCTGTATCAATATAGTAAAACTGTCTACCAGTGTCCCAGCAATGCTGTACAGCTTCTCTTGTTGCTTTACCTACACCACGCATAAGCAACGGTCCAGCTGTAGTTTTTTCATCGTCAAAACTACTTAAAGTTCCGCCGCAACCATAAACAAATGATTGTAGATATTCGTCAAATACGTAGTCTGTATTTTTATCATAATTCAGAGCATCATTAAAAATTGCAGCTACTTTAGAAGTTTTTCCTTCTGCAAATTTGTTTTGTATAATCTTCATTGCTTCTCCTTTAGAATAGCCATAGTATTTTCCTGTTGGATCTATTAGTGCATATGACAGTGCTACAATAGGATCTTTTGTTGTGTCTGCATATGATAAAGTCTCTGACACCTTAGGTACATTTCTATCTTGTGACATTTTACCATATAAATTTTGAATTTCTTGAGACAGATATTTACGTTCGGCTCTATAATATTCTAAGTTATATTCGCAATCTTTATATTCTTCAAACCAGGGGCCGCCTTCTGTGTAGTGTAAAAACTTAGGCTTACCATCTTCTGGCTCTTTGTACCAACCAACTAGCCAATTCCATTCGTGACTTAGTTTACCAACTTCTTCATCCTCTAGCCAGCTAAATCTATGTAGATACTTGCCATCAACTTTAGGATCATTAACTAACTCTTTTGTTAATAATCTATTGCTTGGATGTCCACAGTTAACTAACATCATACTACTCCAATTTTTACGTGGGTAATTATGCTGTTGTTGCCCGTCCATTTTAGTGTTTGCTTTAGGAGTGTAATCGTGTTGAGCACACATTAATGCATACTTGTTATCTCTTTGATCAAATAATTCCTTAACATCATCTAATGCAATAAAGTCACAATCAATAAACAATGCCCAACCTTTGAATTCTGCAAGTTCAGGAAGTAGAAATCTAGTAAATGTAAATTCTGTACTAGCAAGTTGATCCTTGTCTCTCCAGTACATTTCGTCTCGTTTCAATTGGGGTTGTTTTAACGGAATGACTTTAATAGGTACTGATGCAGTATCCTTTAAACTTTGTCTACACGCTTGATATGCAATGTCTTCTCTGCTGTCCCAGCCTACATATATTCTTAATGGTTCCATTCAGTCTCTTCTTTCAATATCTTCTTCGTAACAATCACCCCATTGTACTTCTAATATGTGAGAATTTTCATTACCAGGATTGCTTGCTTTGTGCCATACACCTATACCAATTTCATAAGGGCTGCTGTGTTTTTCTAATACTAATGAACTTTGAATATCATTCCATTCTGTATCCATATTAACTTTGCCTTCAAGTATGTTCCATTGTTCTGAACGTTTAAAATGTTTTTGATCACTTAATGATTTGCCTGGATAAATTACAAGCTCTTTTACTTTGTAACCTTTTTCCGGTTTGTCATCTAGCACACGCCAGTAACCCCAATCACGTTCAGTCTTTTGTGTCTTCCACTCGTCAAGTATCCAACTACTGCTGTTGGCTTTGTTCTCTCCACCTACACCAAACACAAACTCAACTTGTGGATGGTCGCCGTATGTAGCATATTCGGGCGTAGTTGTGTTAGTGCGATCTCCGCCATTAGCAAAGACAATGTTGCCTGTGTTAGTTGCCATAGTATGAAAGATTGCACCACAAGCACTATCGTCTTCATCATCAAATCCAATAACTTTGTCTACAACTCTAAGTTCTTTGATAATAGCACAACGTTCTTTGAAGGGCATAAATGGCCTGCCTTTTTTACGTGTAAGCCATTCATCACTATTCACGCCAACAATAAGTTTGTCGCCGAGCTTCTTTGCTTGTTTAAAGTATTCTATATGGCCGCTATGTAGTGGATCAAAGCCACCTGTGACAAGTACTGTTTTCATAGCAATATTTATATGCGTGGTTTATTTTGATTTCAATAAATGATACCAAGGAGCGCCTTGTGCTATTTCATCTTCACGCCACTGACAATAACTTAGGTTGTATAGCCATTGTTCTCTAGCAAAAAATGTTGGATTTTCGATACGTGTTAAATCTTTGTTACTACATTGCCACGCCATTGAACTAGCACACATACTAAATGTAGGAATACCTTCGCATATACTTTCAGTTAGTGCATTACTATTAAATCCTACTACAGCATATGCATTTTTAAAATCTTCGTATAGCCCATCGCCGCCTTCTAATAAGCCAGCGCCGTGTGTGTTAGTGCTTATTTCAACATCAAACTTTTGTAATATTTCTAATTGTTGTTCTTGTCTTAAAGGATGCATACGCACTCTAATAGGCCTATCTGTATACTTTTTAATTTGATTAATGGTATAGGTTACAAAATTTTCATACGTTTTATGTTTGGCTAGTAAGTTGCGTAAACTACTATCACCAGGCCGCTGTAAGATTAATAATACATAATCGCCTGTAGTGCGCCAAGGCTTAATTTCTATATTTTGTTCTGCTTGTATTCTGTGCCATCTATCCGGCGGACTGTTTTCATTACAGTAGTCGCCCTCGTTTTGAAAGTAACTGGTCCAACTATATCTATGATATGCCATTGTGTTTGGAGGCTGTACCATATTACGTCTAAACACTGCGCTCTCAGCTACTACAAACGGTTTATTGCTGTCTAAGATATACGTATAGTACTTGTCAAGACTGCGTCTCTTTTGTCCAAGTATGTTGTGTTGTATGTAAGCATCTGCAGATGCAAGTAGTTCTTTATCTTTGAAAGATACTAATTTAAAGTTAGGGAGGCTAGGTATAGGATGATTCCTATACATTTCTTTAATACCAAAGACTAAACTATCTTTGTTCATTTCTAAATAGCAATCCTGTTTGATTAATAAACTGATGCTTGCGCTTTTTACCCATTGTGGATGCTTGTCGCATTTGATTAGTTAATGTACTATCTAATACAAATCCATATTTGTTTAGTTGTTCGATCCAGTATTCTTGAGTGTTGCAGTTTACGTGGTGATGCCCAGTGTGTCCAACTGGAGAGTATGTCATTATTAAATGCTTACACTGTTGCATAGCTTGTGCATAATTTGGTATATATTCTTCGTATACGTGTTCAACAAATTCGCAACTCCAACCTAAGTCGTATTGTTTGTTAATTGGTGCTGGCCCTTTTGTAAAATCGTGTATAGTAAACTTTTCAGCATCGTATCTTTCTAACGTATAGTCTCCGTCGATACCGTGTGCATCAAGTCCGTGCCAGTCGGCTAATTGTACCATACCACCTGGGCCACATCCAATGTCTAACATAGAGTTAATTTTTAATGTTGAAATAACCCATCGAAGTACTCCTTCGTCTGTATGTGTTATTCCATTGTGGCCGCCTAAATGTTCTTCTAACATTATATTTCCTTATCTATTTTAAATAATTTTTATATACATTTAAATATTTGTCAGTTCTTTTTTGTTCGCCTTTTAGTGTTAAAAATGCACTATTAGTTCTATTTTTTCCAATTGCCATCCATAAACGATCTAAGTCTTTAAATTTATATTTGTCTGCTAACTTATTTAATATAGTTTGGTCTCTTCCCCATTTCCATTTGTCAATAGGTTCGGCCATTAATTCGTTGTAGTATTCTTGACGAAACCCATTATCATTAAATGCAACAAACCCTGCTAACCATCTATCTTCTTTATGATGTTTTAATACGTGTTGACCTTCAAACAAACGCTGTGTTGCTGTTTGTCCTATAGTTCTAGTACATACAGAATCTGCATCTAGTGTAATTACAGGTTCATTATTTTTAAATTTTCTAGCAACAGTTAAGAATCTAACACATTGTAAATAAGATATTTTTACTTCGGAGTTTATAAATTCTTGTATTTCAGTAGTAATACTAACATTATCTAAAGAATTTTCAACTGTTGGATTTACAATATGACAATGTAAATTAATCCAAGGATTGTGCCTGTGTATACTTTTTAGTAAAGGTACTGCCCACTCATCATAATATGTTTGGTCACACCCTATAAGGATATTACAAGGTTGCATCTTCCATACCCGCTACTCTAAGTTTAACAACATTTGTAATTTGCCATTGCTTCTGATCGAGGCCTTTTAATAGCCCTAACCACTTGTTACGCATTAGTGCAAATTCGTTGATAATCTTTTCGTAGTCAACGACATCTGCCTCGCCGTCAACGTATTTTTCAACGTCACGACTAGACAGAGCCCGTTGGTAGTTTTCAAGATATTTCTTAAAATATGAGCTACGCAACCTACGTAGCTCAATATTTAAATAGTATAGTATAGCTTCAATCTCTTGTAACTGATTAAAGCGATGTTCAACAATACCGGGCATTTCTGCCGCGGCACGTTCAACATTGCCTTTGAGCTTTACTTCAGAACGAGCGTCAATGAGCTCATTTTCAAAGAAAGCTACTGCTTGAGGTATCTTACCTACATCACGTGAAACTTCGCTATACCAACCCATAAATTAATCCCAGTCTACTTCTTCATCGAGAACATCTTCATTATCAAGATCTAAATAATAATTAATAGCGTGATCTAATGCACCATCATTTCCTAATGCATCTTTAAGTGCTATGTCACTTACGCCATAATCAGCACACAGATCAACATATCGCTCTGCAGCCAGTTCTATATGTTTCTTATCCATATACTCTTTGAACAGCATCCAAACATCTATTACTTGACTTTCGTCCATAACCTACTCCTCTGTTAATTCAAGATTATCTTCTACTATATCTATATCATCGTCTTCTAGATTCTCGGTATTTACCACAGTTGCTTCTTTAACTAGATAATCTGACATAACCTTGTCAAGGTTCTCGCCGATCCATTTTTTACGATAATCGAGGATTTCTTCACCATCAAGAGTAGTATATGCAAGTCTATTACCTTGCTTTTTAATGATGTCTTTTGCTTCAAACAATTCAAGTAGTCCACTGTACGGATTCATACCTGTTGAGTAAGGAATCTTTACTTGTACACCTTCAAACGGTTTTGCATAGCGTGTCTTCATAACCTTACAGCCAGCACGGATACCCATAACTTGACTGATCTTGTTACCATCTTCGTCTTCTTTCAACTTCATCTTTTTCATTGCAACAACAATACTTGATGCATAGATAAAGCCTGAGCCACCACTAATCTTATCATCTGGGTCAAACATATCTTGCGATGCATATGTGTGGTTAGTACATACTAGTCCGACGTTCAATGAACCAATCATATTAACTGTGTTACGAACAAGTGATGTTAACTGCTTGGGCTTACGACCCATATCACCTTTCATATCACCTTTGTTAAACTGATCAATATCAGTAGGTGTTAGCAACATACCCAAACTATCAACTACAAACAATACTTTAGGACGATCTTCTTCTTCCATTGTTTTATAGTCTGCAATAAATGTTGACAGTGTTTTAGCAACATCATCAATCATTGACATATTAAGTTTAAGTAGTTTATCTTCTGAAGTGTCTACATTCAATGCGTGTAGCCAACTTTCATCAAGGGCATTCTCTGAGTCAATTAGTACTACAAAGATACCTTGATCTTGTGCTGCCTTTACAATATTACCTGAACAGATATATGATTTACCTGCACCAGATTCACCAGCAAACACAGTTACCTTACCAAGTGGAACACCCTTGTGAAAGTCGCCACTAATAAGATAGTTTAATGCAAAGTTACCTGTGCTGATCCAGTCTTTAGGATCGTTGAAACCACTACTCATTCCTGAGATAGCTTTTGTTAGGTCCTTACGGAACCTTGTTGGATCGAATGATTTATTCGCCATATTATTCTCCTATCTAAAAAGTGCTTCTACTAACGTTTGGAACGTTGACAGGTAAACCTTGAATCTCAGTTACCGGTTTTGTTAGTAGAAGCATTGCTATTGTATTACGACTGGCGTGCTCTGATCATTGCTAAAATGTCATTTGCATCGCCACCAGTTGCCGGTGCTGTTTCAGCTGCCGGAGTTGCTTCTGCTACTGGAGCAGGCGCTGCCTCTGGTGCTGGTGCTGCCGTTGGTGTCGGTGCTGCCGGAGTCGATGCTTTTGGTGTTGCTACTGGATCACCGGTACGTTGTGACATACCTGCTGGGCGGAAATATTGCCCCCAACGATCCATATCAAATGCTTCACCGTCTACTGACGCTTCAAACATTTCTTGCATTACTTTAAGCTCTACTTCGCCTGGCTTCTTAGGAAGGAAATCACCTAGATTAAATAATCCGTGTGTATTTACTGCATTCATTTCAGTATCATTTAACGGACGATCTCTACGTGCCCAGTTGGAAGTTGAATAATCTGCATAACCGCCTTTACTTGTTTTGTTAAGACGGAAGTCAACACCACCAGTATAATCTGTTGGTAATTCTTCCATATCTGGATCCATAAGTGCTGCCTTGATGATCTGGAAAATTTGCGGACCAATAATAAACCTACGAATTGGATTCTCTGGTGTAGTATCCTCTGCTAGTGGATTATCAGTTACAAATCCTTGGAAGATATATGAACGCTTCTTCCAATATTTACGACCCATATCCTCTAATGAAGAGTCTTTAAACCAAGCTCTAACTTCGTTAAGAATGTTACAAGTTTCGCCGTACATTTCCATACAAGGAACTTGTACTTGTACTGGACGTGAGTCCGTTTGTCCTTTAACTCCTGCAAAAGGTAATTTAATTACCAAACGCTCTTGCCAAAAGAAAGTGTTATCAGCGTTACCATCAGGAAGGAAACGTAGAACTGCGTTCTCGCCTTCTTTAATATTCCAAAATGGGTAAATGCTGTTGTCACCGCCGGATTGACGGTTGTTGTTTCCTGCTTCTTGCTCTTTGAGCTTCGCTCGGATTTCTGCTAATGATGCCATAGTTTAATGCCTCCTATAAGTGCCTATGTTGTGCTTTGTAGCTACATTGCTACGTTACTTCTTGTGCCTATAATTTGTAGCACAGTTATTATTATAACATCTCTACAAACTTTGTCAAGTCTTTTTTTAAAGAAAAAGAAATAAAACTTATAACAGGACTATTACAGCCCTGCTAATCTCTTAATATCATTAAACTCTTCGTTCTTTCCTTGGTTTCCAAGTCTTTCGAAGTCGTTTGTACTATAATTATCTTCTGGTGCAAATGCTTCTTCTTCTGCACTCATATCCATTTGTGGTTCAATTTGTTCAAAATCAGGATCTTTAAATTGTTCATACTTTGCACTAATTGCTTCAATAAATCCTTTTGCAGGTGTAATAAATTGCTCACCATAGTCTTTTTCAATTGCTGTTAGTACTGCTGTTTCACCTTTTGGAAACTGTCCTGTTTCTCTATCAAATAATGAAAGGATAAATTCTGTTACAGGAGTTTGTGGTTTCTTTGGCTCTAATTTTGGTTCTGATTGTGGCTTATCTGAAAATTGTCCCATTACATCATCTAATGCATCTGACAATGCATCTTCTGATTCGTTCTTTTTACAGCTACCTTCTTCGCCACGTGCTGTTCCCGGAACTCTTGAATAGCCCTTCCAGCATTTATCGTACTCACTACTGTTGCCGTGTGCTTCTTCAATACTCCAACTTGGGTTACCACAATCTTCACAAACATCGTCTACGCTTTCCATTATATCTGGAATACCGTTGCCGTTTTCGTCTTTCCACCAACTGCCTGTTTCATCGTGTGAATCGTGTGAACAATCACAGTCTGATTTACAGTTATGCATTTGGCATCCGCAATCTTCACAAGTATACTTACTTGCATTAATTTTAGACATCTTTTCGCCTAGCATATCTTCTGGCGTTATTTCTTGTGCTTTGGTAGCTTCGCCTACTAATTTGTAAACAAACGGAAATACATCTTTTAAGTCTTCATTAAATTGTCTAATAGTTAATTCGTCAATCCAGTTTTCAGCAACATCATTTGGCACATCTTCCATCATTGGAACTTCATATGATTCAAACGCTGTTTTGTAATAAGATTCTTTTTGTAGTCCGGCTACAGTCTTTTTAATAGTATCTAGTCTTTCAACAACTGCACCCATATAGCCTGCAAGTCCTTCAGCCATTACGCTTGAGCGATTCATATATGTTTTGAATTTACGTAAATTAGCTAGTTCTTCACTTAGGCCTGTAATATGTTTACCAAAGTCATCGTATGGCTTGCCGCCTTCTGCAACGTGTCTTGCCATTGCTCTAGCACCATTTAAATGTTTGAATGGATATTTAAATCTTTCACCGTCTGTGTTCTCTACATAGATAGCACCAATTTTCTTTGTTCTTCCTGCTGCTAATTCTTGGTTAACACCTTCGGTATGTTTAATTGTTAATCTTGCGTTACCAACATCTTGATAACTTACTTTGCTTGTGCCGTATAATTTAGGCACACTTGTTGACTCGCTCATTGTCTTTTCCTCGCCTTGTTGGTTTGCTAGAAACTTATAATCTCTTTTATCTAAGTTTGATTTAGTAATATCCCTAGTATCAAACTGTAATAGTCTTTTCTTGGCAAATACTCGTAACTCTTTTAAGAAATTATACCAATTTTGCCTAGTTAGTGTATCTTCATTTTCAACAAAACTATTACTATACATTACAGAAAGTTTTTCTTCTGAAATGCTAATGCTTACTTTGCCTACATTTTTTTCGCCTTCTTGATAATCAAAATCAAAGAAGCGGGCGGTAAGTGGATCGTTTGTTACTTTACCTTCGTTATTACCAATAGTAATACTAGGAAAGCGTCCACGTATTTTGTTAAATAGATCTTCTGCTATGTTGTCAAGACTCTTCATAATATTATTTATCAATAATTGCTGCTAATGAATATAGGCATTGGCGGCTCATAATCCTCATCTGTTTCTGCTTGGTTAAAGGAATTATAAATCCTAGGATCCCAATCTTTAAGTACTGCCATCATTCTAATGGCAAGTAATGTAGCACTTACTAAATCGTCTGTCATACCTGACTTTGCTTGAAAACTTGATCCGGTTGCAACATATCCTTTAAGTTCAGATATAAACGGTTTACTGTTAATAATCATTTTATCGTTTTCAATCATAGTCTTTAATCTACTACAAGCGGTTACTTTTGTACTGTGTGTAGTATTAAATCCTTTGCGGAATTTACGAACGTGTCCTTTGCGGATAGGCTCACTGACGAACAAACCCGGAATGTTCTCTTCTCCGTAGTCGTTTATAACGATAAGGGCAGCCTCGCCTAGTCCATTGTTCTCCACGCTCCAATAAATCCCTGTCGGGTTATTTGTTTCCTGCTCTAAGTATCTGCAAATGTCTGCTAATACTCTAATTTGACCAGGAATTGCTGTTTGGTTGTGTTGCCATTCTGCAACTTGTTCATAGCTAGGCAATTCAAATACTTGTATAGCAGCATTGTCTCCACCTGTACCCATACTAGGGTCAAGTGCAATTGCATAGGTAAACTGACTTGTTGGCTTCTTATACCAACGTGTTTGCCCCATATTAAGTACTGGTGCTTTGCCTTCCATTGTTGCAAGTTTAATTGAATTAATAAGTGTTTCATCAAATACTAAGAATTCGCAACCATATTCACGTCTAAACTTTTCTTCGCCAATACGACCAATTTCATCTTCCTTCCACTTTTCATCTCTATCAGGATGTTCGTGCCATTCAGCAACAAATCCGTGAAATCCGTTAGTGCCTAAATCTTGTTCATTGCCGTGTGCATCAAACTTATCTTGTGACAGTTTCCAAATAGTAGCAAATGTATCTTCATCACTGTTAGGTGTGCTTGTAATAATAGCACGACCACCTGTTGCTAGTGTAGGTGATATTGATGTCCAAAACTCTTCTGCAATGTTAGGTTGCACAAATGCAAACTCGTCACAGTATAGTAATGATATACTCATACCACGTCCTGTATTACCTGTTGTAGTCTGTGCTACAATACGTGATCCGTTTTCAAATTCAATACTACCTTTGTTATACGATGTAACACCTGCTCTAATATGGTCTGGACAAGTTTCGTACACATAACGTATGCGTGACATAATCTCTTGAGCACCTGTATATTTGTGTGCTGCAACAAGAATAGTTTGATCTGGGTTGAACATAGCATACCAGGTAAGATAGATACTTGCACAAGTAGTCTTACCCGTTTGTCTAGGCATCATATTAATATTAAAACGATAGCTATGATAACTATCCATTAGACGTAACTGATATTCATATGGATCGAACATAAGTTTACCTTGTACAGGATGTTGTATAAAAGCAAAGTGTTTTGCAAAGTGTAGATAGCCAAGATCAGGGTCCATACAGGACATAAGATCTGCCATCTGTGCTTCGGTATATGTTTCTTGTCTATTGGCCTTTTTAATTAAGACGCCGTCTAGTGATGCTGCCATAGTACTATTTAACCTATTATATCGTTGTAGTAGCCCGTATCGAACCTAAGATCAAACAACTTGCGTTTATCTTGTTGTATTAGTACAGGTACAGGAGATGCATTAGGACCGTTAGTGGGCTCGCTCCATAACCATTCATATGTACCGTCATCAATTTTTTTGTGTAATTTTTTTAATCGTCTACGATTATAGTTTGGGCAAATATAAACAATGGCTTGGTTGTTGCCTAGCGGCTCAATTTCACCAGACCATTGTGTAATTTTTAATTCGCCTTTTTTAAGAGCTGCTCCGCTCCAAGGACATACAGGTTTAATGTGTTGGAAATATTCTTCCCAATTAACCTCTTGACTTCTTACCACGACTCTTTTTACCTCTAGAGCCCTCAGTTGTCATCTTTTCGTTTAATGCTGCCCAAAGTTGTTCTTTAATTGAAGTTTCAACTGCCATTGGATTGTCGCCATCTTGTGTAGCTTTATATGATTTCTTTTCACGGTTAATACCACCTGACAAATCTTTAGTCATTGTCTTAGTATCGCTATATTCTTCTTCTGGTGAATTGTCCCAGTCTTCCATTTCTGGATCGTCTGAGCCCATTGCGTCCATCTCTGGTTCTTCTACATCAGCTTCAGGTGCATCACTAGCAAGTTTCATCATCTTTTTCATATCGCCCATTTCGTGATCGTGTGCGTCTGGACCAGCTGATGGCATTGGCATCGGCATTGGCATTGATGTTGGAGCATCTTGTGGTGCAATTGCGCCACCCATTAATTTAATTAAGTCTTCAACTGCATCGCCTCTTGCATTTAATGAAACATTCATTGACATTTTGTCTTCTGGTTCTGAAGGCATATCCATTGACGGAGCCATATTAGGCATCTCTGTCATTCCACATTCTTCAATTGCATCAATTGATTCGATTAATTTCTTCATATTCATAGTATCAGCCTCCTACAACTGCTTTTGTGTTTTCTGTGTCGCCAATGTCATTAGACTCTCCTTTTGGAACACCCATAATTGGATCGACTTCACGTTCTTTACGTGCAGTTTCTAATTCTTTTAATAAGTCCATTACTCTATTACCGGCAACAGCTTCTTGTGCGCTTTCGCCGCCCATATCTTCTGTGTTAAGCATTGATTCGTATGGCTTAGTTTCTTTTTCTTCTTGATAGTCTTCTTGTGGTGCAAGTGGATCACGTACAATAATATTGCTTTGCGGAATATTGCAACATTTGCCTAAGTACTCTTGTAAAATTAATGTAGTAGTAGGGTACGTAATTTCTGCTTCAAAATAAGTAACATCAATATTTTCTAACTGGGGAAAGTCTAATGGGCGTTTTGAAATTGGTACTCTTTTACCAGCTGTCATTTTAACAACGCCAAACTTTCCTAATGCTGTTTCCATATGTGCTTTGCAGTCTTCAGCATAATCGCCTGCAACACCAATTTTAAAATCATAAGTCTTTTTTGACTCAGTTAGATAATCTGTAAAATTTTTCATATTTAATTCCCGCTTTGTATTATTTATCAATATTCTTTAGTTTCTCTAACAAACTATTACGATCTGTAACTACGTAACCTTCTCCAGCTACAATATTTCCATCATTTTTTACAGTATCTTTGTCCATTTTTTCTTTTTTAAGTTGCAGATCAATCATCTTTAGTTTCTTGTCCATTTTAGCAACTTTAGCATCAAGACTAGTTTTAAGCATTCCGCCTGCTACTTCAAACACTCTGCTTGCATAACGTGATTCAACATTCATTCCTAAGTCCATTAAGTCTTCATAACTACTTAACGCTCTTTGTGCAATATCTTCTAATTCTGAATCTGCTTTTTCTCCAAGACCTTTGACGCTCGGTAATGCACTTGCAATCTTATCGAGTTCTTGTATATCACGTTGTGTATCTTCTGCCTGCACAACTGCGGTATTTCTTTTCTCTTCTTGTCTTGCATCTTTAATGATTTCTTTAGAATCAGGCAAGTTTAATAGTTCTTCAAGTTTCTTTGTCATAGGGCTTCCATTATATGCTACTATTATTTATCTACGTTTGCCATTATGGAAAATATCATTTTCAGTTATAATTCTAAAAGTAATACCTTTTTGTTTACAATAGGCATATGCTGCTGCCCATTTGGCTTGATTAACAATAAAACTTGCTTGATTAACTTGACTTTTACCTACTTTTTCTCGTATTGCTTGATTGGCTGGCTTAACCTCAATTAATTCAACTTTTTGTTTGCCAGTTTTTTCTGCATATGCAATAAAGAAATCAGGAACATAAATTGTATGTTTACCTGTTAGTGGATTTTTATATGGAATACGTATTGCTTCACTTGCCCATTTGCTAACACTAGGATGTTCGTCACAAAACTTCATAAAATGAAATTCCCAACTTGATCTATATGTAGGAGACTTAGTGCCTATATATTTTTCAGGTTGCTTTGGTGTAAACTTTCCCTGAGCAAATCTAGCCATATTACGCTACAATATTTCGTTTTTCGATTTTGTCTGCTGATTCGGATCTTTTAAAACCTAGTGTACTTGTTTTAGGTCTATTGTAGTTTAACACTTCTGTAACAATTGCACTTAATTGTATTTCGTCTAAGCCGGTTAGTGTGTCTAACAATTTAAATACATTTACTTCGTCAATTTTAGATTGTTGTAATAATATAGTTGCAACACTAATTGCTGCTGTTTTGTCAAATCCTCTCTTAGTAAAGAATGTAACTACTGCATCAACTTGACTTGTTGGAAAACTTATATTGTTTGAAAAGTATGTGTTAAAGAATTTAGTAACACCTTTGTCATTAAAATTAGTTGGTTTTTCTTGTGGTAAACTTGACATATTTTTTTATCCTTAACCAAACGATGATTTTGCTGCTGTTGACAGCGAATCATAACTTGTCCTTGCTCCATTAATTCCCCCGGTGCCCCCGGTTGATTGATATTGCCCTAAGAAGTTTTGAAATCTTGCATCGTCCTGTGATACCGGATTAGTGTCTCCTGTTGTAGTTGATGTTGACCTACTGTTAGATACTATTGCTGAAGCACCTGCAATTGCTGCTGTAGCTAATAACAATGATCCAGCTGCTCCGCCGTTTCCTGATGTTTTAGGAAAGAATGTTTGTGAAACTCCACTAACATCTATTCCTGCTGCACTACCAATTGCATTTGTAAGTATTCTCATACCACCTTGTCTAAAACCTTCTGTGCCATTATTTCTAATACTATTAATTAAATTTACACCAGCAATACCTGCTTCTAAAGGATTGTTAAAATTTGCACCTTGTGTAATATATTCATACAAGTCAATACCAGTACCAAAAATACCGTCAATGCCTAACTGTCCACCACCTAATGGTGTAATAGGACTAGGTGTTGAATCATAATGATCTGTTTGTCCAAATCCAGAAGGTTCACCGTTATTACCGGCTTCTACGTGTCCTCTATCATAGAACACTGTATCATAGTTAATTGTCATCCTATTTTCTAAAGGATTGCTTTCACTATTTTGCACGGTATCGTGTGACCAGTCTGAAATAATAGGATTTACTAATGTGTATTTTGTATAACTCTTACGAGCCATTTGTGCAATTTCAATTCGATCAAAAAATGGTACATTCGGAGTATTGTTGTCCATACCAAATTTAAATGTGTTTGTTCCTGGACCATCATACAATGTATCACCGGTACGACGATTGCCGTATGACCCATCATTTATTGAATGATTACCATCTGCATAATAGTATCTATAATATGCTTCCATCATTGCTGTTGTTGCACCATAGTTATCATCGTGGAATGTAATACTTATTGGACTGTAGTCTAAACGTGTTTGTACATTCTTTTTACGATTGTACTTGTTTTTAGTTTCTACTGTTGCTGTAAATTTAGGTAAGTCGGCTTGTTTAACAAGCATACCAATTTCGTGCTTGTACTGGTCAACTTCTTTAATAATACTTTTTGCTTGTTCTGTAAGATAAAACGTTACGTGATACGAAAACGACAGCTTAGGTGCGTGTTTTTGTGAGTCAGTAATATATAACCGTGAGGCGTGTTGCCAGTCAGCCATATTACCTTTTGGACTTAAAATGCCGTTAGCTAAATTATCTAAAAAACCGTTGAACTTGCTCATACTAATATTTATCTTTATATATTAAGTACGTATATAATAAAAAAGGCCGCACAAGGCGACCTTTTATAATGAATGGCTTAGAGGAGTTTATTAAACGCCACCGCCTGTAATTAGAGTGTTTGTTGTACGTCCAACTGCTGTACCAATTCCTGAACCATCTGGAGTTTGGATTGCATTGTCGTATCTAATTGCAAGTGTAACTGTTACTGGCTCATTAGCACTGTATGACAGTGTGTTGTAAGCAGCGTTTTGTACAAAGCAACCGTATAATTCAAAAGTCTCTAATACATTCGGAGTGTTTGCTCCGTTGCCACCGTCTAAGATCTCAATACGTGTAGTAAATTTATAATCTTGTCCTGATGCTGCACTTGACTGTTCGAAGAAGTCGAATTGTTTCTGTAGCTGCTCGCCTACTAATTTTTGTACGTTGTTGTTTACATCTTCACGTAAGTTCAGCGTAATTGCTTCCCAAGTATGCTTACCAGCTAGGTATGCACGTGAGTTGTAAACTTCAATTGGAATCTCTTCAAAACTAACTGTTGGACGAGTTACGTCAACAACTTGTTTTGTAAGTTCTGTTGTCGGTGTTGATACACCAAAGTTTTCAAGTGTTACTCTAAAGCGATACTGAAGCTTTGGCATAAGCAAGCCTTGGGCCGATGCGCTGTCTCCAGTTGCTAAAGGAACTGTAATTTTTGATAGTGTTGAAATTGCCATTCTATTTTATCTCCTGTTGCAAGTATTTAGCATATTTAGGCCCTATATTTCAAGGGCCTAATTAATGCCTTATAACCCTGCTATTTCCCCAGTGTTTTTAAGTCTTAGCGGAATGTAAATAAATTCTACTGCTTTTACAGGTTCAATAGCAATGTCTAAGTATAGTTCATTTCTATCAACTCTGCTTGGAGTATTGTTACTTTCATCACATACTACTAAGAAGTCATATAGTGCTCTTTGACCAACAAGCTCGAGCATTAAACTCTCTGCTGCCTGTTTAATCTCATCGCGTGTAATCTTATCATTTGGTTCAAAGATGTAAGGTTTAGCTAACTGATTTAACTGTGAGCGTAAGTAAATTACTAAACGTGCCACGTTAATTCTGTCTAATGCACTTGAACCTCTTGCACGAGTCTTTTGACCATAGTTAACAAGTCCTGCACCACTAATAAATGTAATTGGATTAATAGCTTGTGCATATAGTGTATCACGTTGACCTTCGTTCAACGCTACTGTTACAAATTCGCCTTCTGCATTTACAAAGCCTGTTGCAGTAGCATTAGTAATGCCGCCGCGTCTTGTACCTGCTGGTGCAAACCAAGGATAGCTAACTTGATCACTTAGTGCAACTGTGCGTAACATCATATGACTTGGAGGAACAACTACGTTATTACCTGCGTTGTCACTTGTAAAGCCCCAAGGGTAAAACATACCAAAGTACTCGTCTCTTGATACAAGTCCATCATCGTTATCTTCTGGTGCTAATGCTTGATTAGTTCCCCAATTGTTTAATGAAGTTGCATCTGAAGCAAGTCTTGCTGGTGTATCACCAATAACAAATGCGCTTAGGCCTCTGTCATAGTTTAGTGTGATCATTTCACCAATTAGCTCTGGATAACCTGGAGTTGCCATCAAGTTAAAGATTCTTGATTCGTCATCTCTAATGTCATCGTTTGAGTTAAGCATTGCTTGTAGTGCTTGTACAATAACTTTGCGCTGTGCTTTACGTCCAAAGCTGCCTGAACCGTCGCCCTGGTTACCTGATTCTGTTACCCATCTGTGTGGATAGTAAGAACCCATTGCCTCGTCGCCGTTTCTACCGTTGTCTGAATTAATGTCAATTGCATCACGTACAAACTTCTTAACATTAAAGCCAGAACGTCTTAGGTTCCATAACAACATACCTTTTGGATATAATGCTGGATCCGGTGCATCTGGATCTAAGTAATTGCTTGTTAATAGTGTATCAATGTCACCTGCTGTGCCACTGTTTGCGCCTGCTGTGTTATAACGTGCATCACTAAACAAAATTCCTTCTTCTGACGTTTGATCTGCTTTATCAAGCAAAGCCCAACGATTTGGAATTGGAGTATTTTGTAAGTCTGCATTATACTTGTAAATTGCAGGATAGTTTTCTAAATCAGCTGTACTAATCCAAAGATCACCTGTTGCTAATGCAGTACCGTCACTTTGTAATAATGGTGTACTTGCACTTACGATTGGACCACTTGGATCACAATCACCATAGTCTGCACTAAAGTTTTGATAACCTACCCAAGTAGTACCATTATGGATCATAATGTCAACTTCGTCAACAATTGAATTGTACCATAATGCACCATCATTAGTTAGTGCTGTAACTGGATCATTTGATGCAGTATAAAATGCTACTTCAGACCCTGAAGAGTTTGTAGTTGCTTTCCATAAACTAGCACGTAATTGTAATGGAGTTGTGTCTCCATCTGTGCCTGCTTCAAAGTATAAGTTAGGTGTGCCACTATTTACGTTTGCAAAATGTGCAAAGCCCATATTTCCTAATACAGCATTGCTGGCATCATCACTTAGTTTAACATCGCCGCCTTTAGCGTGTTTAACAACAATTTTGTTGCCTGTTGTAACTTCTGCACTCACGTGTGGTACGTTAGCGTTTGTAATAGCTGCTGCAATTAATTCTGCGTCTGTACTTGCGCCTGTAGTTGTAATTACTTCTGTTAATACAATAGTGCTTAGTACGTTTGAGTTAGGAGCAGTAGCTTGAACACCAATTTGATAAGTGTCAGCAGTTACGCCGCTGCTACCAATTGATGCGCCAATGATTGTAGTTGGAGCAATTGCATTGCGTCTAAATACTTTAAATGTTGCTAATGGCTGTGCATCTCCAGCAACGTTTGCTTGAACATATACGTTACCTGCTGCAATGTTTGCTCCGCCGCCTAGTTTATCTAAACCATTAAGTGCTTCTTCGTTTGACTTATACAATGGTGCTGCAACAGCGTCCCATAGTTTTGTTGCGTCATTCCATACTTTAACTCTCCAACGTGCGCCTTTTCCTGGCTCAGTTGTTTTAAGCCATACACTACCTGTTGGGCGTGAATATGTGTCGCTTGATTTGAATGAAGGAACTCTAGTGTGCTTGTCAATATGTAGTTCTGGTGGATAATATGTAGCTCCCACAATACCTAATTCGCCAAGTAATGTTGCATCACCGCCAATTAGTATTGAACCAACTGCACTAGAATCAGCTAAAGCACTATCTGTACCATCACTGTAAATTTCTAAACGCCCGTCTACTGCTTTTGCACTAATATTTCCTCCTGGAAATAATGATACAATGTTAGTTGCAACATCGTTAATAATATCTGATTGTGCTACTGTAACTGAAGTTCCGTTAATAGTAAATGTAGTAGATGACTGTGAGAAACTTGGGTTTGACTTAGTACCGCGTACTGTTGCCCAACTTAGTGTCCACGCATCTGATCCTACTAGTACCCAAACGCCTGAAGCGTTTCTGTAGAATAATCTAACAACAGTTGAACCAAATACTACTGCGTAATCACCAATTGCTCCGACAGTTGCTTTTGGCATCTTACCAGTAGTACCGTTTGCTACTAGTGATCCGTCTGTTAATTTTGTTGAATCTGTAATAACAATTGGAGTTTTAGCTGTAAACGATTGACCACCTGTTGTAGTTACGCCTGCGCCATTCCATTCTTGAATGCCAAATTCTGAAGTTTGTGTATCGATCCAATAAGTTCCAGCTGCTGGAGTTGCTGCCGGGGCATCTGATGTTGGAGCAATTTCTGCTAAGTCAATATCAGCTCTTACGGCCCACGCCCTGTTGCTTACACCTAAATACGAATATGCAGCCTGTAAGCCGTACTCGTTAAGTT